GTGTAGCTAATGCCATTACTTTGTCTATAGTAGACACGGAACGAGCCTTGTGGTAAATTACCAAAAGTTCCATCGCTGAAAGATAAGCTGACACGATCATCAGTGCGAGTAACAACACTATAGATATTTCTAATAGATTTCTTTAAACTATTATAGATAGCGTTATTACCTTCAAGCGCAGGAATTTTTGCCCAATATTCTGATTCTAATCCTGCAGAATTTAACTTATACAACCATACGTCATCATTGTTAATGTTAGTAGCATCAATATCAACTGTTTCGTTTGTGCTAGGTTGATTGATCGTAAATGTACCTTGATTTAAAATGCCCTGACGGAAGTGTATAAAGAAACCAGTATTAGCACTACCGTTGCCGCGGCCATCATTACGATAGATAAATGCCAGTCTGTTACCTACTGCTGGAGGCTCTTCATATATTTCTGTTTTGTCTTTAAAGGTAGTACTAACTACTTCAAAAGGTAATACACGGCCGTCTACTGCTTTTGTAAATCCGTAAACTGGAACATCTGTATTGCTGGCTTGAAAGCGGTATTGTTCTGTAGGAATACCATAAATTTCATTCTTATCGTCTGGATTTCCAAACTGACGATTAACTGGTAAGGATGCGTTGATTACTTTGATAAACTGATCATACCAGTTGGCGTTTGCAGGATCATTCCAACTGATCACTTGTCCAGAAAGATTACGGCCGTTTGAGTCGTAGACGTTTTGACTAGTAGAAACTGTGGTAAATTTTAATAATCCGCTGCCTGCAATGTTTCTTTTAGGATTGTAACTTAGTAACTGAGCAAGGCGTAGTACTGACTCACGGCGTTCTGCTAGCTCTAAAAAGTTATCACGAGCATTTAGATCAATACGAAAGGCAATGCTTTGACCTAAAAAAGCAATTAGATCAATAAGTGCTAGGTATTCACTGCTTTCAATATAGTCATTAAAATCTTCAGGATAATTTTCCCTAATATAATTAACCATAACTCTACGTAGATTTTCAAAGTCATAGCTTTGAAAGTCTGCGTTACGGAAGCTCTGGTATATGCGTTTCCAATCTTCCGCTACTAGTAATCTATTTTGTCTATCAGTTGTTGACATACGCTTTCCCAATTATTGAGTATTTAGCGTATATTATTATGTGTGTAGTTAATTACATACCAGACAAGCCGTTGGCTTTGTCAAACTTTAACTGTATAGCTTCTTGTATGTTGTAGGGATAGTAAACCACGGTGCATTCAATCTGTATGCCTGTTTCATAAGGCGTAACTGTTATCTGTTCTGCACGGATTCTAGGATCATAATTGACAATTGTTTCAACATCTTTAATGATTATATCACGAATTTGATCTGTTAATGGTTCAAATAATACGTCCCAAATAACAGTGCCAAACTCAGGTTGTTCAAGCCTTTCGCCTAGTCTAATATGAAAATGATTCAACATGTCTTGTTTAATTAGATTCAAATCATAGAGTGCAAAACTCTCAGAGGCAGCAGAAATTGTACTAAAGCCTTTGTAGGTCTTAGTACCAGGAATAACCTGTCCTTGTGATGTGCCTTTTAGGACAATCTTGTCATATAATCTAGATGCTGCCATAGTAGTATTTAACCTTCGCCCTCGCCCTCTCCTTGATCAGGAGGGGCTACTTTAGCAAATGTATCCGTTTTAGTGGTGTATTCTTTCCATACTGTAGCAGGTTCAGCCATGTCACTAGTAGAATCAGAATAACGACCATCTTGATCTCTATCTAATTTGTCAGGTTTAAATCGCATGGGATCTAAATTTTCATGTAACGGATACGGTTCAGCTGTGGGCATTCTACGTACAATTACAGTCTTGCTAACTGGACTTTCTGCATCAGGAGTTGCCATATCAGCAACTTCATGAGTTTTTAGATTTAGAGGAATAGTAGCTTTGGCAGTGGTTCTAGCTTCTTCCGGTAATACTGCTATTTGTGCAGTCGGTGCAGACCCTGCAGTTGGGCCATTCATATGTATCTGCGGAGCAGTCTCAATTATATTTCCGCCTGCATTAGTTTCATTGCTTCCGGCTGAAGTATTAAAAATATGCGCTCCGGATTTTATATCTATATTTCCAGAAGAAGTATGCTTCCAAGTTGAGTCTGTATTAACATCAACTGCACCTGTAATCTTAGTCTTTAAGTAGCCACGAATAGTGTGATCAACATTGACGCCAATATGTTCAATACGCATGTCTTGATATATTTTAATATCAATCCTGTCAGGAGTTGCTCCGTTAACATCTTCTACTGGAGATGTGTCATCTGGGTTATTTGAAACAGGGTCATCGCCCGATGATTGAGATGAATCAAACGGTGCAAAACTCGGAGCAGACCCAGGGGCACCGCCTGTTAGGCTCAGTGAGCCAACTCGCCAATCCATACGTTGAGCAACATTATGCGTGTAAGTTTTTGCATAAAACTTCTTAACATCATCATTAACTGTTTGTCTAAGTTGTTCATCAATAGTTTCATCACGACGACGTTTGATGTGAATTTTCTGATCTCTATCAACAATTAATACTTGATCTTTAACAACATTAGTGTGCATTTCACCGTTAACTTTAGTATTAAAATTACGTCCAGCTTCCATGTTAATGTCACGGTCTGCATAGAAATTAAAATCTTGTTTGGTTCTAAAGCTGATACTGTCTTCGGCATAGACTTCAATCTTTCCGTCGCTGGTTAATTCAATCCAAGCAGTGCCGCGGGCATTACCAATGTAGATTAAATCTTCTGTGTTGTGCATTAGAATTTGATGGCCAGTGCGAGTACGCAGGCGAATTAATTCGTTATGCAATAGGTCTTTCTGGCCGTCAGTTTCATCCTGTTCTACTGCAGCATACTCTGGAGGACCTTCACTAGCTGGCGTTTTACGCAGGAACTTATCATCACCATCATCCATTACAAAACTAGAGCCGCCAAGTCGACTAACAAAAGCATTAGGAATCTTATGCTCGTGTTTACCTACTTTACCTTGTTTACCTGCTTTATCTACAGGTCCAGGTGTGCTAATCCCAAATACCATGCTAGGTACTTCACGACGAGCACTAGAAGTTGTTATACCTCTAATGTCATCTTGTAGCAACCCTTGTTTTTCTAAAGCAAGAGCACTGGGATGTTCTGGTTTTAATTTTTTTGTAGTATCACTTTGAGTTTCAGGATGAATAATTTTATTATATTCACCAACAGGAACTCTAGTCTTAACAGTGTCTGTTTCTCTGCTGTCATCAACAACATATTCTGTAGCAGCATAACCTGGTAAGCTAAAGTTCATATCTTCATTTTGAACACACCCCATCCAGAATCCCTTACGTGGATCGCCGCCAATAAAAATAACAACTACTAGAGTGCCGACATCCGGTGGTACCATCCACATGCCATAGGCTTTTTGTGTATTGTCGTGAGTGTCAGGATCGTCTGAGACATAGTCAATATGTGTTGATCCGTAAAAAGGGTTTAAGTATTTTACAGTTCTAAGCTGTCCTTCACGTGAGTCGTCATTACCTGACTCATGAAGTATTTGTACTTCTAAGCTGCCCATATAGCTAGGGTCAAGGTGGCTAATAATCTTAGCTATAAAAGGACCAGGTGATAATTCTGAGGAGTTTACTCCAGATCTAAATTCTTCTGCCATGTGTTATGCTCCGCCTATTGCTGCATCATACGGCATAGGTTCTTTCTTAGGATACTTGCCCGGTGTTTCACTATCTTGTCCAGGTTGTCTAACTAATCCTAATACTTGTGTGAACTTACCTTTGTTGAATTCGCTGCTTATACCTTGCACTTTAAATATTCCAGAAAATTGTCTCACTGCTTTAGAATTTTTAAAATCATACATACCAGTATCAGTGTTTATATCGTTTGGAGTTCTAAATGTAACTCGTACCATTACTTGTCCTTTTTGCCAATCTATTGACCCTTCTTTGTTTATTCCATTTCCTGCTGATTCAAGTGTAAAATTACCCATGCCGCTGTCACCAATAAAATATGGATCGCCTAGAATTTTTAAATCTAAATTTAGCATGTCTTTGCCTTGTGTGGCTAAATCCATAAACTGGCGGGCAGCTCTAGTAGCAGCGTCGTCAGGAGCCATTGCACCACCACGTTTACCTGTAGTTGATTCTGTGCCATCTCTACGAACTTTTTCTTGTCCGTAACCGCCTTTAGGTTGCGATTCACCTGTAGTTGCTCCTGCGGGTGAAGGATATGCACTGCTAACTGCACTGGCTAGCTCTTTATCTTCAGCTTCATAACTACCAGATAACATCTGTCTATAGAATCCTAACTTATATTCTATTTGAAAATCTAAGATATCATGATTTTGTCCAGTGTAGATATAATTAAATTCTCGTTTAGGAACTACTAATTCAGCGTTAGATTTTGTATTAGCTGGAAAAAAGATTGCTGCATCTATTTGATAAGGCACCACACGGAAGATTACTTTTTTAGCTTTTTCGCCTGTTTGAGTATCAGTAGGAGAAATATTATGTACGTGTGTTTCAACACGCCACCAAATAATTTTTCCGTCTGGTGTTTGATTAGCTTCTTCTAGAGCTTTTCTTCCATAGTCACTGACTAGAATAACTTGATTGATAATATCTTGTACTTTAGAACCTTGTGCAAATTTAAAATCTGCATTCTTAGTATCAATAGTAATTTCGCCGCGTTTATAAATTCCAGTTGTGGAATCATAAGTTGCATTGTCTTTTGCCATAGGAGTACCTGCTTTGTTAAACACTCCAAAGCCTAGATCTGCAGTTCCAATTGCATTGCCCGTGTCATTACCTGTGTAGGGTGCAACAGGGAATACAATATCAATTTCGTGAGCGTACTCTACATCTTTCTTTCTATCTTTGTCGTCTTTGAGTTTTTTATTGATAATTTCTTTTAGACTTTTTTCGCCTTTTTGTAAAAGGTCAGCAACTGTATAGG